GAAGGATAAATCAAGTTCAACTGGACAATGTTCTAGGTTCAGTGTCACTTTTTTAGTGTTAAAGTATTCTGCAATACTTCGGATTGATGCCAAAGAGTAATATATTGCAATGTCTCTTTGGTCATATTTATAAGCATTGAACAAAAGAATATCGGGGTGAACCAGAAAACTGTCACCTCGAAAATCTATTCGTGCATACTTATATATAGGGTCTTTTTTACTTGTAGGCACTTGACGTACGGTTATCATCTGCATAATTAGAATGCAATCCCGAATATTGCCCCGTGCCTTCGTGTAAACTTTTCCCCAGTCAAATAATAACATATATTATACCAAAATTTCATCATCTTTGTCAAGAAGTATTTTTTAAATGTACCTTATCTCCCAACCCTGTTTCATATAGTATCCCATACGATTAGAGGCCTGTCTTTTGGCAGTATTTCCTTTGAGATGTATATCAAGAATCACAGGATTGATTTTACCTTCTTTTTCTCGAATTACTCTACCCACAAGCTGTGTCAGCAAAGGTTCATTATTGATTGGTGTTCCTAGTATCAAGCAACTTAAAGTATCAAGTGAAATACCTTCAGAAAAAATTGCTTGTGTTCCGTATAAAACATTTTTTGATCCATACTTTATTTCGTCGAGCAGCTCTTCTCGCTCTTCGTGAGGTACTTCTCCTGTTACACAAATTGCTTTGTCACCCGTCAGTTCTGCACAAGATTTAAGAAATTGTACTCTATCGCTGACCACTAATACTTTGTGCCCTCTTGCCGCGTAGGCGGCTGCCAGCATGGAAACGCTATGTTTATATTCTTCGTTTGTTGCTAAGTTTGTAACTTTATTTGCCCAAGGCACTTTAGTTCCATCCATAAAGCGTATTTCTGACGGTACAATATGTATTGTAGGAGTCATATAGTTTTCTTTTGGCGGTTTTAAGACATTGGAACCAAAATAATCGCGAAATACAACGTGTTTCCCATCTTTTCGCTCAATAGTTCCAGATAGACCGATTTTGTATCGAGAATAGCAAGCGTCAATAATACGATTGAAAGTAGGACTGCTAACATGGTGCATCTCATCGAGGATAATTGTCCCGAACTCTTTTTGTATCTTAGGTATATTACGATACAGAGTTTGAGTATTCCCAACAACAATAGGGCTATCAACATTCCAAACGCCACTCCCAATAATCCCACTTTTAATTCCATATACCTTCTCCACTTCTTTTGCCCATTGATTTCGTAGCGGTATTGTGTGTGTAATGATTAATGTTTTTTGTTGTAATTTTCCTGCAATCGCTAATCCAGTAAAAGTTTTACCCCAACTAACCCACGCATTAATAATACAATTATCATCAATTTTTTCATAAACTTCTTGTTGACTGGGGCGTAAAGCATATTTAAACTCTGGAAACTCGACTGGAACTGTTATCCGTTTGTCTACTATAAAATAATTTTTGGGAATTAAATCGACTCTTCCAACTGGAATCGAAATTAAATCATCGCGAAGTATACCCATGTTAGTAATTACTTGCGGTGGATCTGTAGGATTATGACTAGGAATTAGATACGTAAGCTCTTTGTCTATTTCTTTTTTCATAGACGCAGTGCATTGCAAATAAATACGATTACTAATTACTGCTTTCATTACAACGTTTCTTTTGCAATTATATAATTTTTTACAAACTCACTTCTTACTACATCTCGTACTGTAAACTCAATAAAGTCAAACTCTTCCATATATTCAAGAATTGCTAAAAACTCTCCCATACCGTTTGTCTTTAAATCAGATTGATTAAAGTCTCCGCTAAAAATAATTCTACAGTTTCTACCAACTCTTGTAATCAATGAGTCAAGTTCATGAAAAGTCATATTCTGACACTCATCTATAACGATCACTGCATCTCGTAGAGTAATTCCACGAAGATATGAAGTTGTCATAAAGTGTACTAAATTTTTTGTTTTGAGTATTTGATATGCGTCTCCTCGTTGAAAGATGTCTGTTGCAATATCTTTATACGGTTCTTCATATACAGATGTTTTTTCTGCAAGAGTTCCTGGAAGATATCCAATATCTCGTGTTGGAACTGCACTTCGTATAATTACTAGTTTTTCATACAATCCTTTTGCCATATCATCGTATGCAAGATAGCAACCAACAAAAGTTTTTCCTGTTCCTGCGCACCCGTAGAGAACTAAATTTTTCTCTGATTCAAATGCTACTACTTGCTGTGCTGTCAATGGGTCTATCTCTGCTATTTCTAATCCTGATCCATTTATGGTTTTTGATTTCTTTCCCATTAAATTTTTCTCTTGGTATCCTTGAGCTTTGTAGCCGAGTATTCATACAATAACCAAGGCTGCTCGTGTAAATGTAAAACTCCAGCATATAGCATATCATCGTCTGGAGGTCGTGGTACAGTAAAAGGAGTTCTGCACTTTTCAATAAATAAAATAGAAGATGTATTCTTTTTACGTATTTCTACTATTTTTAAATATTTAAGTGTAACAAATTTAGTTTTTTCATAAGTGAACAATGTTCCTTTATTGTCAATAAATGAATTTTTATTTTGTTTTAAGATTCCTGTGTGGTTGACTACTCCTCTTTTTAATTGATAAATATTTTTATACGGAGTCAATAATCTTCGCTTACCTAATGTACTTGCTTTAATGTTTCTATCATCAAGTATTAAGCCGTCTAAATAAACTAACCCATCCTGTATGTCCCAGTTATCAGAACCAAGAACAAATACAGGAAAGGCAATTTTATTAATTGTTTGAAAAGTAACTACCATATTCTTTTTCAAACTTACCCATTGAGTAGTCGTCTCCTACTTCAAAGTCGCAACCAATAGGAGCGCCCGGTATATTTAAACCTCTATCTTTTTGTACAAAGTATTGCAACTTTTCACTATAGCTATCTACTTCTGCTTCTGGAACTTCTGCAAGAATTGAATCATGTACAAGAGCAAAGATTTTAGCATTAGAGCCGCTCTCTTTAATCCATTGATTCATTTCGATGGCGCCGAATAAATTAACATCAGAAGCACTGGACTGTACCAAAAAATTGAGACCAGAACGAACGCTATGACTCGCGACAGCTTTATCTGTGCTTTTGACATTTGGTAATCTCCTTTTTCTTCCAAAATAACTGTAAACAAATCCATTCATTTGAATAAAGTTTTGATTTTTTTCTATCCATGATTTTAGTTTATGAAAAGTACTGAAGTATTCATTGATAACTTCAGATGCTTCTGCTTTACTAAAGTATTTTCCTGAATCTTTTGTGACTTGCTCACTAATCTTTGCAGGACCCGCTCCGTACATAATACCAAAGGTTACTGCTTTTGCAGCCTGTCTTCGATCTCCATAGAGTTCTGCTACATCCTCTACTTCACAAGGTAACTTGAATACTTTCTTTGCAATGGTGCTATGAAAGTTACCTCCTGACTGAAAAACTTCTTGTAAAGCTTTATCTTTTGCAAGTACAGCAGCAACATATACTTCTGCTGTTGTTAAGTCCATTGCAACTATCTTATGTCCTTCTCTAGCTTTAATACAGCCTTTTACAATGGGATTATCTCTTGGAAGTTGTTGCATATTAAGTTTACCGCTAGAAGACAGCCTGCCGCTAGTAGTGCCATGAAGATTAAAGCCCGTGCGTAAACAAGAGTCTCGATCAAGTTGTGGTATGATTTTATCGAGGTATGTATTTTTGATTTTGGACTTTTTACGAATTTCCATGATGAGTTTTGGAACAGGCGACTGCGTTGCAAGCTGCTCCAATGACTCTGCATCGGTACTATCAGCTCCTGTTCCTGTCTTTTTCCCAGTAGGTGTAAGCCCAAGGAAGTCAAAGAAAAGCTGACGAAGCTGAAGAGTACTATTAGGATTAAAATCTTTTCCATTTATCTTCTCGAATTGTTTTACTTCTGGAAAAGTGTATAGCTCATGTACTGCATTATCAATATCATCCTGCATTATTTCTTGAGCAACAAGTAATCGAGTACGATCAAAGGGAACTCCGTTGTCTTGCACATCTAACAAGAACTGGGTTCCTGGTATCAATAACTCATCATACACTTTTGCAAGTTTTAAGTTTTGTTTTATTTTTATAAACTTTTCGTACAATAAATATGTACATACTGCATCCATTGCAGCATATGTTTTCATAATATCAAAGGGTATACTATCCCAAGTAAATTGATCTTTTACTATTCCATTTCTTCTTCGATAGTCTTCAATCCAGTCATACATTGGTTTTTCGTAGTCACCGTATGGTGTATACTTAATTGCAAGTTGTTTTAGTCCGTGTGTTCCTGGGTTTTCGTCTATAAGATAGTGCAATAGCATTGTATCTTCAAAGTCTGGAAACTCAAAGTTAAAATGGTACTCAAACATTGCAATATCAAACTTTGAATTATGAAATATTACTTTTGTCTGATGAAATAATTTTTGTAACAATCTTTCTGTTTCTTCATCAAAACAATCTGTATCTATATAAACGCCATTCTTACCATCATAAGACAAAGAAATACCGATAATGTGACCATCACGAGGCCACAGTCCTGTGGTTTCTGAGTCGAGTCCGATGTATTCAGGTCTATGGCTAATGCAAGTGCGTATCCATTCATTTGCTTCCTCCGTATCTTGTATACCAATTGCCATTTCGGGTGTTATTGTAGCATCTTCTTTTTCACCAGAAATATACTGTATAATACTATTCTTTGATTCTTCCCAAGCAGGTTTTGCCTCTGGCTTAAAAGCAAGCATAGAAGGATTAATCACAGGTAAAAATTTACCTTCCAGTATTTTTCCAGTGTATTGTGTGACTGAATTTATCTTTGTATAATATTTTGTAGCGTCACTTCCTACAAGTATGATCCAGTCATAGTTGTCTGGATTCATGTCAATGTCAACATCTCTCTTTAATACTTTCTTGATCTTTGGATCAGAACATAACTGAAAGATGTCGAAATCAAGTTTGTTCTCAAATAAGTTTTTATAGTCTGTTTGACTTCTTTTCGTCTCTACTAATGCGACGTTAGGCATATAATTGTCTCCTCAGTTTTTGAACTTGAGTTTCTGTAAGTGCTCCAGGATCTTTGTCTGTATTTTTCAGAGTCAGTACCCTAGCTGAAAGTCCAGTACTTTCACACAGTTCTTGTACTTTTTTAGCTCCGTTCTGTCCAGCAGCATCGCTATCAAAGAATATATCAATATGATTTACTCCCGATATTTTAAACAAAGCTAACTTTTCTGTCGTTACGTTTGATACTCCAAAACAGCAAACGGCATTTGTGATACCTTTATCATATAGATTTAACATATCAAAGATGCCTTCTACTAATACTAGAGAACCTCTTACTGGTGTTGCATTCATTGGGAACAGGGGCATCTTTGCTCCTGGTGGTGAGATCAAATATTTTGGTATTCCAGTACTTGTATGTCTTCCATTAAATGCAACAATCTTTCCTGTTATATCTCGAATAGGAAAGTTGATTCGTGATATAAAATCTTTATCTGCGTGCATGAACGCTTCAAACTTTTTATATGTTGAACTTTTGATACTTCGCCATGTGCCTTCATAAGGCTCTAAATTTTTAGGTAAAACCAGACCCATACGTTCCGCCATCTTCTGTTTAAGTAAAGTCTTAAGCTTCTCTCTGCGTAGTTGTAGCTGGTCTGGTTTCTCCCCAAAATGTGTAAATATGTTTCCTTTATATCCACAAGAAAAACAATGAAACCTTCCATCGATACGATGAACTCTCATTGAAGGATTACTATCATCATGCTCAGGATTTATGCATTTTATAACATAATCACGTCCTTTCGCGAGAAAGTGAATATTTTTCTCTGTCAATAGATCTTCTACGTTCATTTTCCGATGTCTTTGATATTTTCTTCTCCAATGACCTGATATGCGCCTTTGTTGTAAGCAGGAGCCACTGTATGCGGGCTTGATGAAGCATATGGTCTATCCTTTTTTGCAGTTTCATTCTCATTTGGTGTTCCTAGTGGTGCTGAAGGGTACTGTTCCTCTTCAGGTCTGTATGGCGGTGTCTTTTTAGTTGTAGACCAGTGCCACATTTGTTGTCTTCGTTGTGTTCTTCTTGTTTGCCATGCTCTTTTCATTTTTCTTCCATTCATTGTGTAGTTCATACTACCATGTATAATCATCTAAACTATCCTTACTTTTCAAGTTTTTATACAGTATTATACTAAATTATTATGAAGATGTCAAGAACTATTTTTAGACATCATAGATACTTTCGTCACTCTGTCCTGCTTCTACCTCTTTGGGGTTTAGCACAGTATCGGGACCAATTTTGAGTGTTTCCCAGTCCATGCTAGAAGTAAATGAACGTTCAGCGGCAGATCTCATTTTTACACAATCTAAAGTGAAGCAAGCATCTTCTTGTGTCCAAGCATTAATCGTATAAGCCGCATCTGCGGCATCCAGTATTCCTTTTGCAAATCTTGCTTCTCCTGTTGCATCTGTTTGATACGGAGAAAATACAGTTGTTTTATATTCTTGTGCCATAGACTTGAGTGCTTTACTTACTTCGATTTGTTCTGTCCAATCATATTGTCCCGCACGGGAAGGCCCTGTTCCTCTTCGTACCTGATTGATATAGTCAACAACAACAATACCAACATTGCCATCTTCCTTTATCTTTTTGTCAAGCTCTGCTTGAATTTTTGGTATGGTAAGAACAGGGTCATATACTACATCTAGTTGATTACCTAGTTTAAGGTCTAGCTTTGATACTTCATCATGAAACTTATCAAAGCTTCTCTCCCTTTTATAGCGTTGAAGTGCATCGTGTGAATCAAGAAATCTTCCTGCCCACCACGTTGCAACTCTTTCCCATTCAAGATTATCAATATTCTTTGTGCGCAGGCGAGAGTACGGCACTCCTGTTGCTATTGAACAGCACCGTTGTAGAATTGATCGACTATCCATTTCTATAGTAAAGTAGATTGCAGACTTGCCTGCTTCATATACAGTTCC